GGCACGGCTTCCTCGGCGCCGCCATCAACTCGCTGAACCGCGGCGGGATCATCGCCCACACCGGCCGCATGGTGCCCTCCACCCAGGCCAACACCCACGCCCACCGCATCGCCGTCTGGGAGTTGACCGCCAAGGGCCAGCAGATAGCCGCCCAGCGTGCCGCCCGCAGCACCCGGCAGGCGGCAGCGTGATGGACGCCTACTACCAGGACGACACCGTCCGCCTCCACCTCGGGGAAGCCCTCGACATCCTGCCGACCCTGCCCGACGCGTCCATCGAAGCGATCGTCTGCGACCCGCCCTACGCCCTCGCCGAACTCCCCACGAATCTCGTCACCGAGGCGCTCACCGCGTGGCTGACCGGGGACCGCGCCTACATCCCCGCCACCGGCGCCGGGTTCATGGGCCGCGAATGGGACCGGTTCGTACCCCCGCCCGCCGTGTGGGACGAGTGCGCGCGCGTCCTGAAGCCCGGCGGCCACCTCCTCGCTTTCGCCGGGGCCCGCACCGTCGACCTCATGGGCTTGTCCATCCGGCTCGCCGGCCTGCAGATCCGCGACAGCATCGACTGGATCTACGGCTCGGGGATGCCCAAAGGCAAGCACCAGCTGAAGCCCGCCCACGAGCCGATCATCATGGCCCGCCGGACGCCCGAGGGAAGCCTCACCGCCACCATCAGCCGGCACGGCACCGGCGCGTTGGGCATCGACGACTGCCGGACGGAGGCGGGGCAGGACTACCGCGACAAATGCGCGTCCGTCGTCGGCATCTCCTCGCCGCGGACTGTCGACGCCTACAGCGAGTGGACCGGCGCCCGCACCGACAGCGCCCACGACCTCGGCCGCTGGCCCACCAACGTCGTCCTCACGCACCCGCCGCTCCTCAACGACCACGGCCAGCCCACCGGCGACGCCTGCGCCGACGGCTGCATGCCCGGCTGCCCCGTCGCCGACATGGACCGACAGAGCGGCGTCAGCGTCAGCCAAGGTGGCAGCCGCGGTCAAGGCGGAGGCCGCGGCGCGTACTCAACGATCGGCGCCCAGCCCGAAGTGCAGCCCGGCTACGGCGACATCGGCGGCGCCTCCCGCTTCTTTCCCGCCTTCCGCTACGAAGCCAAAGCCCCGGCGTCCGAGCGGCCCCGGCTGCCCAACGGAACGGCCTGGCCGACGGTCAAACCCCTCGCCCTGATGCGGTGGCTGGTCCGCCTCGTCACCCCGCCCGGCGGGACCGTCCTCGACTGGTGCGCCGGAACCGGCACCACATTGGAAGCCGCCCGCCTCGAAGACCGCCCTGCCATCGGAATCGAACGCGACCCGATCGCCGCTGACCTGTGCGCGATCCGACTTGGCAAGCCGTACACGGCCGGCCTGTTCGGGGAGGCGTCGTGATGACCGACTTCGCCGTCTGCCTCGCTGCGGGCCGCGCCCTGCACCCGTGGCTCGACAACGCCGTCCGCTTCGTGTGGTGGATCGCCCCCGGCGTCATCTTCGTCGGCCTCCTCCACGCGGCCGGCCGCCCCCTCACCGCGCTCGCCCGCCGCATCCAGGCCCACCGCAACCGGCTCGTCCTGCCACCCGCACCCGACAACCAGCCCGGCAGCGACACCCGAGCCCTCGAAACCTGCCAGCACCTCTGGAACGGCAGCCAGCCCCGGAAGGAGAAGCCGTGACCACCACCACCAAACCCCTCCCGCCCCACGGCAGCGAAGCCCGCTACGCCGGCAACACCACCCGACCCCCCTGCCACTGCCGCACCTGCATCACCGGATGGACCCGCGCCGGAACACGACGCCAACTCCTCCGCCTCGCAGGCACCCCCGCCACCATCACCGGAGAAGAAGCCCAACACATCCGCCGCCACATCCTCACCTGCCGCAACGCCGGCATGAGCCAACAACTCATCGCCCGCAAAGCCGACGTCGCCCAATCCACCATCAGCCGGCTCCTCAACCACCCCGACCGCGGATGCCTCCGCGCCCAAGGCGAACGCATCCTCGCCGTCACCCCCGGCCGCTTCGACGACTGCGCCGACCGCCCCGCCACCGGCACCGTGCGACGAATCCAAGGCCTCTACCTCGCCGCCCACGGACCCGTACAGATCGCCGCCGCCTCCCACCTCAGCCCCAGCATGATCACCGAACTGGCGGGCGGCCGATACCAGAGCGTGTCCGCGCGCACCGAAACCGCCGTCCGCCGCGCCGTCACCGAACTCGCCACCCGAACCGGCACCTGCCCCCGCGCACGTCGCCGCGCCCAACGCGAACAGTGGGCGCCCCTCGGAGCCTGGGACGACATCGACGACCCGCAAGCCATCCCCGACTGGACCGGCTACTGCGGCACCGACCGCGGCTACTGGACCCACCGCCGCCAGCAACTCCCCATGTGCCCCCGCTGCGAGCAGGCCCACAACGAGTGGCTCGCCGACCACGCGCATCTCAGCCCGCAGAAACGCAACCAGGTGTGCTTCCGGGCCCGCGCCACCGCCGTCAGTCGCGAAGCCGACCTCGCCGCCGACGGCCGCGAACTCCTCACCTACGGCGTCCCCGTCGACCAGGCAGCCCAGCGCCTCGGCGTCACCCGCAACCACCTCCAGCAAGCCATGCTCCGCCACCCCGCAGACACCAAGGAGGCGGCGTGACCAGCACCGGCCGCCCCCACGGCAACGCGAAGTACCACCTCGAGAAGTGCCGCTGCTACACCTGCTGCCACGCCGCCAGCGACTACGACATCAACCGGCGGCGGGCCATCGCCTACGGCCGCTGGCAGCCCTTCGTTCCCGCCGAACCCGTCCGCCAGCATGTCCGCGCACTCGGCGAATTCGGCATCGGCTGGATCCGGGCTGCCAGCCTCGCCGGCGTATCCACCGGCGGCGTCTCCAAGCTGCTGTACGGAGACCATCCCCGCGGCCTCGCACCGACTAAACGCGTCCGCCCCGAGACCGCGCTGAAACTCCTCGCAGTCGAACCCACCCTCGACAACCTCGGCGCGCGAGTCCCCATCGACGGCACCGGAACGAGGCGGCGCCTCCAAGCCCTCATCGCAGCCGGATGGCCGCAGTCCGAACTGGCCCGCCGGCTCGGCGTGAACAAGTCCAACTTCGCCCGGACCATCGCCAGCGATCTGGTCCACGCCGGAACACTCCGGGCCGCCATCCGCCTGTACGACCAGCTGTGGCGACTCGACCCGACCGAACACGGGGTGCCCCCGCGGTGGGTGGACGCCGCCCGGCAGAAAGCCCTCGAGAACGCGTGGGCGCCGGTCGGCGCGTGGGACGACGACCGCATCGACGACCCCGACGCCTGGCCCGACTGGACCGGACGATGCGGAACACCCCGCGGCCGGGCCATCCACTACCGGATCCGCATCCCCGTCTGCCCACCCTGCCGCCAAGCCGCACAGCCGGCCGCAGTCCAACAAGCCGCCTGAGCCGCACGACAAAGGCCCCGCCGTAGTGGCGGGGCCCCGGAAGACGAGAGGAGGAGTGGGATGAGGTCAGTCGTCGACAGCCGGCTTCTTACGGCGGACGATCCGCGGCTTCGGCTTGGGCATGTCGATGCCCTCAGCCTTGCAGTAGGCGCGGACGCGCGAGTGGACATGCCGGCGCAGGTCGTCGGTACGGGTGGTGCCGTCCTTGGCGCAGGCGCGGTCGTACAGGTCCCACATCTCGTCGTCGATGCGGACCATGCGGCCCGGCGTCCCTCTCGTCGTCATGTCGACAGCGTAGCTGACCCTCTCCTGCCTACACACCCCATCGCGGCCGAGGAGTCTCACGAGCGTGTTGCTTATGTATTGCTTGTGCCTACACACCCTGGGGTAGTGTGTAGGCACGCCAACCGGCCCGAAAGAGACCGGTTCGAGCCTCCATGAGGGCTGTCCTAAAACCAGTCATGACCAGCACAGACACCCCTCCCAAAGGAAGACATCCGTGAGCACTGAGGCCGTCACCTGGGCCATGGACCACGCGCCCATGCCACGCACCGAGAAGGGCAAGCCGGACACAACCGCCCGGCACGTCCTCCAAGTGCTGGCTGAGCACGCGAGTCCGACCGGCACGGACGCACACCCCTCGGTGCTTCGCATCCAGTACCGCACCGGCTACGACCGGGCCACCGTCCAGCGCGCACTGCGCCGACTGGAGAAGGCCGGCCTGATCGCCAAGGACGGCACCCGCGAGAACCGCACCCGCTACAAGCTCGCACTGGAACTGCGCCGCCCGACCACGGACTGGGGCGACCTCGAGAGGGAGGAGGACGAATTCCGGGCCGCAGCTGCGGAGCGGAAGCGCAGGTCCCGCGCAAAGAACGTCACGCACGCAGCGTCCGTGACTGTCACGGACGCAGAAGGCGTGACGGTCACGCACGGAAAGTCCGTGACCGCCGATGTCACGCACTCTGAGTCCGTCCGTCACGCACTTAAAGTCCGTCCGTCACGCACGGAACGCAGCCCTAACCACCAACAACCGTCAGACAACCAACTACTAAAAGACTCTTCTCCCGCAGCCGAGCCGGACGAGCAGCAGGCGCACACCGCCCCCGTCCAGACCAAGAGCAGCAGCAAGAAGACCGAGCACCACCTCGAGGCCTTCGGCGCCTTCTGGCTGACCTACCCCAAGCGCAAGGCCAAGGAAGAAGCCAAGAAGGCGTGGATCGCCGCCATTGAGCGCGGTGCCGACCCCCAGCACGTCGTCAGTGCCGCCAAGGACTACGCCCACGAGCGGCACGGACAGGACCCCAAGTACACGAAGTATCCGGCCACCTGGCTCAACAAGGGCTGCTACGACGACGAGCCCGATCCTCAGCCTGGCCGGCACCTCCGCGCCGTCGGTGACCCCGGCCCTCACCGCAACCCGCAGGACGACTCCGACTACGACCAGGGATGGGACTGACCATGCAGTGGATCCCCCCGATCAACCCCAAGCGCTACCACCTCGAGGAGCTGCTCGCCGCCCGCGGCGTCAGCCTCGACTGGCTGAACTCCAACGACCCCGACCCGTACAGCCCCGCCAACATCGCCCGCTACTCGATCACCGAGGCCGCGAAGACCGTCCCGTTCCACTACCGGGCATCCATGGTCGACAGCCCCGAGGTCCTCACGTGGGTGCGAGAGCTTGTCGACACCGCCCGCGAGGACCAGGCCGAGCGGAAGGCGCCTGTCGCCTCCGTCAACCTCGGCCGCTCGATGCTGCTGCTCGGCCCGACCGGCACCGGCAAGACCCACCAGGCATACGGTGCGATCCGCGAACTCGCGGTCACCGGGGTCTCCGCCCGCTGGACGGTCACGACCTCCGCCGACATGTACGCCGCGCTGCGTCCTCGTCACGGCATCGACTCGGAAGCCGAGTTCCTCCGCTACAGGAACGCCCGGATCCTCCTGATCGACGACCTCGGCGCTGAGCGCAAGCCGACCGAGTTCACCGAGGAGGTCAACTTCCGGCTCATCAACTGGCGGTACGAACACCAACTGCCCACGCTGATCACTTCCAACCTGGTGCGCAAGGAGATCGCCGACCGGCTCGGCGACCGCGTCACCAGCCGGCTGATCGAGATGTGCGAGCCCGTCGTCTTCAAGGGCCCGGACCGCCGCCGGGGTGAAGCCGCGTGACCCGCGGGGCCGGCCGCAGTAGGGGCTACCGCGCGCAGGAGTCCGAGCTGCGCCCCGGCAAGGTCGTCGTCCCGTTCGGCGAGAAGACGACGATCTGCCCGGCCTGCCGCCAGCACAAGCACCACGCCTGCTGGGCGCACACCGCGGCCCTCGGGATCGGGGGCGAGCCCGGCTGCCCCTGCGGCTGCCATGTCCCCCTTGACGAACCCCTGCTGACCGATGAGGCCATCGACGACATGGCCGCCCACGGCACCCTCGCCGACCACGTCAAGCACCAGAAGGCGTGGGCCCTGGGATCCGGCCCTATCCACTTCAACGAGCCGTGCCGCCGCTGTGCCGCCATCAAGAGCGCCCGCACCGGCCAGCAGACCGAACTTCCACTGGAGAACGCGTGAGCACCGACACCGAGATGTGGGCGCCCGACGATGCCGTCGCCGCGCCCGCGCTCCCCGACCGGCCGCGAGACGTCGAAGCCGAGCGCGTCCTCGTCGCCACCGCCATGCAGCAGCCCAACGTCGTCGACGAACTCGGCGCCGAAGGCTTCGACCCCGCCGACATCACCACCGACGCCTACCGGTGGACCTGGTGGGCTGTGGAAGAACTGCAGGGCCAGTTCCGCGACGGCGAACTCAAGCACCTCGCCGTGCACCGCCTACTCGAGGCCTGGCACGCCGACGGCCGCATGCCCGCCCTTCCGCCTACCACCGAACAGTTCCTCGAGCTGTACAACCACGCCCACCCCGGTGCTGCCTCCTGGTACGCGTCCCGTGTCACCAAGAAGGCCGTGGCTGCCCGGCTCGTCGCCCTCGGCTACGACGCCGTCCTCAAAGGGTCCTCGCCGGCCTTCGACGAGGACGCAGACGTTGCCGCGATCCAGGCCGACCTCGACGGTGTCGTCCGCGCCGCCGACGACGCCGACATGGCGCCGATCGGCGACCTCCTCCTCGACAGCCTGAAAAGGGCCACCACCCCGCCCACCAATGAGGACCGCATCCCCACCGGATTCATGGACCTGGATGCGCTGCTGTGCGGCGGGTGGGCGCCCGGCCAGATGGTTGTCGTCGGCGCCCGCCCGGCGATGGGCAAGTCGACGCTCGCGCAGGACTTCGCCCGCGGTGCCGCCATCAAGACCAAGATCCCGACCTTGTTCGAGTCGCTCGAGATGGGCAAGGACGAGCTCTCGGACCGGATCCTGTGCGCCGAGGCCCGCATCGCGCACCACCACCTGAAGCAGGGCGTCGTCTCCGACGTCGACATGGCGCGCGCCGCCCGGCACGCCCCGGAGATCGCCGCCGCCCCCTTGTGGATCAACGACGGGGCGCTGCTGTCCCTGCCGATCCTCCGCGGCCGGGTCCGCAACCTGGTCCGCACCCACGGGCTGCGCTTGGTGATCGTCGACTACCTGCAGTTGATGCAGGCGCCGCGGGCCGAGTCGCGGCAGCAGGCGGTCGCGGAGATCTCCCGCAATTTGAAGCTGATCGCGAAGGACTTCGGGATCACCGTCATCGTCCTGTGCCAGTTGAACCGTGGGCCGGAGCAGCGGCAGGAGAAGAGGCCGCTCGTATCCGACCTGCGGGAGTCGGGGGCGATCGAGCAGGACGCCGACATCGTGATCCTGCTGCACCGCGAGGACGCCTACGAGAAGGAGTCCCCTCGAGCGGGCGAGGCCGACCTGATCGTCGGCAAGCACCGCGGGGGACCGACAGCGACGATCACCGTCGCCGCGCAACTCCACTACGCACGCATGATCGACATGGCGGAGACGTGATGAACGACCCCACCCCTGAGGACATCGCGGCGATGCGCGCCGACGGCAGCCTCGTCGACTACCTCAAGTACCTCACCAGCCAGGCCCCGCGGCCCGCTGTGACCGCCAAGCCGAAGCCGGCCTTGTCGGTTGTGGAGTCGCCCGGCTACCAGCTCGCCCACGTCGGGGGCTGGCCGCTCGGTACCGCCGCCACGGGTCCCACCCCACCGCCCGGCCGGTGCACGTGCGCCCGATGCGGCGGCAACCCCAACCACACCCACCACCGAAAGGACGCCGCCTGATGAAGGTCCGTGAGGATGTCGCCGCGCTGTTTCACGAGGGCCTGTCCAACGCGGAAGTCTCCCGCCGCACCGGTGTCCACCCGGTCAAGGTCGCCGACGCCCGCCGAGCCCTGGGCCTGCCCGGCTACTACGCCACACTGCCCAGCTACGTGGCGCCGGACAGCGACCGCGACCACGGCACCCGCGCCAAGTACGTCGCGGAGAAGTGCCGGTGCACAGCATGCAGGGAGGCCAACCGGCTGGCGCACACCCAGCGGGAACGCCTCCTGACTTACGGCCGCTGGCAGCCTTACGTCGACGCCGAACCCGTCCGCCAGCATGTGCGCACCCTGCAGTCCTGCGGCATGGGGTTGCGGGCGATCGCCGCCCTGGCCGGCATCGACCGCAAGCGGCTCCAGGCCGTCCTCACTGGCCGCCCGGAGCGGGGCGCCGGGCCGCAGGAGCGGGTACGGCCGGCGCTCGCTGCGGAACTCCTCGCCGTGGAGCCCACGCTGGAGAACCTCGCCCCGTCCACGCCGATCAGCCCGCTCGGTACCCGTCGCCGCGCGCACGCGCTCGTTGCCGTCGGCTGGCCGCAGCAGCACCTCGCCGCCCACCTGGCCATGACTCCCAGCAACTTCCGCGCCATGCTCCAGCGCGAGTACGTCCTGGCCCGCCGGGCTCTTCAGGTACGCGCGATGTACGACGCTTTGTGGCGAGCTGATCCGGCTGAGCACGGTGCCACGGCGGCCGGTATCGCTCGCGCCCGGAGGTACGCGGCCGACCGCCGGTGGGCTCCGGTCGGCGCCTGGGACGACGACCAACTCGACGACCCGGTCGCGTTCCCGGACTGGACCGGACGGTGCGGCACGCCGGAGGGGTATCGGGCCCACCGGAGACACGGTCTGCTGCCCATCTGTCTGCCCTGCCGTGATGCGGCAGCGCAGCGGCGGCGGGAACGGGCGGCCTTGGGTGGCTGCCAGCGCCAGGACCGCGAGCAGGTGACTGCCCGATGAAGCCCGCCGAGGCCGCGTGGGTCCGCGCCCACGCCTGGCCGCCCCGCTCGCGCCGCCGGGGCGCCGACCCGGTACCAGGCTCCTGCTCCTGCAACGACGGCTCCTGTTTCCCCTGCACCAAGGGCTGGCATCACGAGTGCTTCACCGCCAAGCACGGCCCGGACGCTGACGTGTTCCTCGCCCCGGTAAGCAGTTGGTCGGGCGAGCAGGTGTCGCAGGTGGTGTGCGGGCCGGGGGAGCGGCTGTGCGTGTTCGTCTGCCCGTGCGGTTGCCGCGACGAGCAGCCGGTTGTGGCGGTCACGGTGGCGCCGAAGCCGCGCCGCCCACTGACTCGGCGGGCCTCGACTGCCGTCGCGGTGGTGGAGGGGCAGCTCGGCCTCTTCCAGGAGGTGGCCCGGTGAAACACCGCCGGACCGCTGGCCCCGACCTGTTCTGCTGCCCTGGTGGCGCGTGGGGCGGGCGTGACAGCCCCGTGGGGGCCCCTGTGCGCCTCTGTGGCGGCCGAACTGGCCCCGGGTGGACTCCGGGACACCCGCAGCCGTGAGCGGCAGGGAGACGCCCAGCGCTTCCCGCCCGGCACCGAAACCCCCATCACGCCCATACCTGGGCAAACCTGCCTGCCCCTCGCCTGGCATCAGCCAACCCTCTGGTCCCTGTGACCACCAACCCGAAGGAGAAACCCGTGACCGAGACCCCGAAGCCCGCTGTCGGTCAGATCTGGCAGGACAACGACCCGCGCGGCTACGGCCGGAAGGTTCGCATCGTCGAGATCGGCGACACGCACGCCGTCGTCGAGCTCCACAGCCCGCGCCAGCCGGTCAGCAACGCCAAGCCCGGCCGCCGTACCCGCATCCGCCTGGACCGCTTCCGGCCGACCAGCACCGGCTACCGCTACATCGGCACCCCGACCCCGTGACGGCAGGCGACTCGGGGCGCGGTGAATGCGCCCCGAGTCTGCCCCGAACCCTACCCAGCACCTACACGAAAGGCCCCACCCCGATGACCACACCCGTCCAGGAACTCCGCACCGCCGCCCAGACCCTCATGGACCTCGCCGACGAAACAGCCGAGGAGATCGAGACCAACACCTACTGGCACTCCGAACTCGCCCCCCGCCCCCGCTGGTTCGCCAACGGCGTCGA